GCTCAGTTAAACATTAACTGGCAATATATGAGAACCATGGTCTATTCAGACTATGATAACATGGATTATGATGCTATTGTTGCTTCTGCTCTTGATATTATTTCAGATGAATCTACTTTAAAAAATGATATGGGAGAAGTTCTCCATATTAAATCAAGTGACGAAGATATTCAACAAATTCTTTATAACTTGTTTTATGATGTATTAAACATTGAATTCAATTTATGGTCTTGGATTCGTCAAATGTGTAAGTACGGAGACTTTTTCTTGAAATTAGAAATTGCTGAAAAATTTGGTGTTTATAATGTAATCCCATATACAGCTTTCCATATTGAAAGACAAGAAAATTACGACCACGAACACCCAAATGCTGTTCGTTTTAAATACTCTCCCGAAGGTATTTACGCTGGTGGTTCTGGTTATTTTGGTGCTCCTAACGTAGGAACATTTGATAACCAACCCGGTATTTACTTTGACAACTATGAAATGGCTCACTTTAGATTGTTAACTGATGTTAATTATTTACCTTATGGTCGTTCATATTTAGAACCCGCTCGTCGTATTTTCAAACAATATGTGTTAATGGAAGATGCTATGTTGATTCATAGAATATCTCGTTCACCAGATCGCCGTATATTTTATATTAACGTTGGTTCTATTCCTCCTAACGAAGTCGAAAACTTCATGCAGAAAACAATTTCTACAATGAAGCGTACTCCGTTGATGGATAATAAAACCGGTGAATATAACTTGAAATACAACATGCAAAACTTATTGGAAGACTTTTATATTCCAATTCGTGGCAATGATCAAACAACAAAAATCGAAACCACTCCAGGTTTACAATATGATGGTATTCAAGACGTAACTTACTTAAGAGATAAATTGTTTGCTGCCCTTAAGGTACCTAAAGCCTTTATGGGTTACGAGAAAGATTTGACTGGTAAAGCAACGTTAGCTGCTGAAGATATTCGTTTTGCTCGTACAATTAACCGCATCCAACGCATTGTGTTGTCTGAATTGTATAAAATCGCTTTAGTACATTTATATTCACAAGGTTACACAGGCGAACAATTAACTAATTTTGAATTAGATTTAACTACCCCTTCAATCATTTATGACCAGGAAAAAATTGCTTTGTTAACTCAAAAGGTCGATTTAGCTCAAAAGATTATGGAAACTAAATTGTTACCAACAGATTGGGTTTATGAAAATGTTTTCCACTTATCTGAAGATCAATACGATGAATACAGAGATTTGTTAGCTGAAGACCAAAAACGTTCTTTCCGATACAAACAAATTGAAGAAGAAGGTAATGATCCTAGAGTAACAGGTCGTTCATATGGTACACCACACGACTTAGCTTCATTATATGGTAAAGGAAGAATGTACTCTGAACCAGAAAATGTTCCTGTAGGATATGGTGATGATATTAAAATGGGTCGCCCTGAAGAAAAATCAACTAATCGTAATACTCAAGATGATAATTTTGGTAAAGACAGATTAGGAGCCAAGGGTATGAAAGATAAAGATAACGAAAACGAACAGGGCAGTATCAATCCAGAATATAAGGGAGGTTCCCCATTAGCTTTAGAAGCAAAACAAATTTACCTTAAAAACAAAAGTTTAATTGAAGGTTTATTTAAGAGTAAAAATAATAATGGAGATTCACTTCTTGATGAATCAAAATTAAGGAACTAAAATCTTTATATATTTATAACAAAATCTACAGAATGAATATAAAACATTCTAAGTATAAGAACACGGGCCTTTTGTTTGAACTTTTAGTTAGACAAATTACTGCTGATACTTTATCCGGCAAGGATTCTAAGGCTGTCGGTATTCTTAAAAAATACTTTGTAAAAACCGAATTAGGAAGAGAGTATAAATTGTATGAAACTCTTTCCAAGCATAAAAACATTACGGAAGGTAAAGCTGAAATTATAATTAATACAATTGTTGAATCTTCTAAAGACCTTAACAGAAGTGCTTTAAAAAGACAAAAATACAATTTAATTAGTGAAATTCAAAAACATTATAATTTAGAAGAATTTTTTAAAACCAAATTACCTAACTATAAAGTGTTTGCTTCTTTATACACTTTGTTAGAAATTTATAATAGTGAAAACTTATCTAATCCTGACCAAATCATTTCAAATAAAATTGCTATTTTAGAAAGTTTAACAACAAAACAAGTTAACAAACAAAAAGTAGAAGATGATTTGTTAGAAGAATTTAAGTCATACGATAAAGATTTACGCATCTTAACTTACAAAGTAATGTTAGAAAAGTTCAATGGCAAATACGAATCATTGAATGATAACCAGAAATCAGTTTTAAAAGAATTCATCAATTCAGTAGATTCTACTCCAAAATTAAAAGAATTCTATAATAGTAAAGTTGGAGAAATTAAAGAAGAAATAAATAAATTATCTAAAAAAGTTACTGACAAAGCGGTTCAAATTAAATTGAATGAAGTAGCTAATTTGCTTTCTCCATTAAGTAAAACAGCCAACGTCGGTAACGATAATTTAGTTAATTTATTACAATATTACGAATTGTTAGAAGAATTAACTACGTTACATGGCTAATTTTAAATACAGACTAAAAGAAATTGTAAAACCAAAGGATGTTGATCCTGAATTGCTTGACAGAATTGAAAAGCGATACGGAAAAATTAATCCTGAATACGATTTTTTTAGTGATGATTTAAGTAGTTATTACAAAACACTTTCAGTAGATCCTGATACTGGCTCTATTGACCACCGAACAATTAAATTAGCTAGTTTTGGTGATTCGTTAAAAGAATTATCTCAAGCAGTTAGATCATTAGATGATTTATCTAAAACTACTGATGGTAAATTAGATCCTAAATTAGCATTGATTGCTCAAGATGTAAGAAACGTATTTAATAAATTCCGTACTCACATTAGAACAGAATACCCCGAACAATACATTCAAATTAAAAACTTATTAGATGAAATTTCATCAATAGGATCTTCATCAGGATTTACATCAGGTACAGAAGGTGAGAATCATACTGGTCCTGCTCCTTCTGATAAAAAACAATCATTAAAGAAAAATTATAGCGCTTATAGTCAAGCCGGTTGGAAACCAGTAAAAGAAGGTCCTGGAGCTACTATGGGTCCTGGTCCTAAAGCTGGTCCTGAAGGTGTTAAAGATAATGTTTATGTTAAAAACTTTAAGTATAAATTAGTTGATAAAAAAGCATTAAATAAAGCAGCTAAAGGTGTTATTGTAAAACCACTTTGGGAAGAAACAGACGTTGATTCATATTTACAAGATGCTAATATAAACAAAGCCTCAAATAAAAAATGGGTTGGTAGTAGATTATTAGCTTTTGATAAAATAGAAAGACAACTGAATGAGTTAATACCTTTATTACAACAAGCTAAACACAATACTTTGGATTACTATAAACAAAATCCAGACTCGTTTTCAGTTGTATATGGAACTGATTTAGCTCAAGACTATTTGAACGATTTATTGGAATTATTTAAAGATTAATAATATTTATAACATATGGCAACCTTACAAGAACAATACAATTTAATTAAAGAGGGTAAAGGTGATAAACAATACTTCTTAAAACAAGCTAAATACTTGTTTCCTGAATATATTACCTCTTTAAATGATTTTGATACTACTGTTTCTATTTTAAAAAGTAAAAGTTTATTATCTGAAGCTGCTGGTGGTTTAACAACTGGTAGAAAAAACTGGTTTAAAATTTTTGATGAAAACCTTGCTGAAGCAGTAGGTGTTAAAAATCAAAAGGAATATGGTAATCAAAACGAATTTGAAAAAATTAACGCTGATGTTCAAAAAGCTTTAAATCACCAGTTCAACAACAAAGAACCCAAAAACATTGATAACGTATACGGTCAAGCATTTTTATTAGGATTTTTAGCTGAAATGGATGATCCTAAAAACGTAGACAAAACCGTTACTCAATTAAAAGATATCGTAGCTAAAAATATGGCTAAAGATATTACTTATTATACTGTATCCAAATCTAAAGATATTCCTGGCGTAGCTGAACCCAAAGCTCCTAAAGGCAAATACAAAGCTAGTGGTTACGGTGATTTAGATAAGAAAAAATAATGAAACAAGTATTAATCGAAACTCACCCTTTTCAGGTATCCCGCAAACAATTACACGAAGGTTTAAAAGCACCTTCTGGTAATCCTTTGGTTGAGGGTATTTTAGCGACTGCCGAAGTAAAAAATGGTAATGGTCGTTATTATCCTAAAGAGTTATGGGAAAGAGAAATCGATAAATACCAACAAGTTGTTAAAGAAAATAGAGCAACAGGTGAATTAGATCATCCTGAATCCTCTATTATTAATTTAAAAAACGTTTCTCATATTATTAGAGAAATTTGGTGGGACGGAGATCAAGTAATGGGTAAATTAGAAATTTTACCTACCGTTTCTGGGGGTATTTTAAAAGCCCTTATTGATAACAATGTTCAAGTAGGTGTTTCATCTCGTGGAATGGGTTCATTAAAACAAATTGGTGAAACATTAGAAGTACAAGATGATTTTGAATTATTATGCTGGGACTTTGTTTCAACCCCATCCAATCCAGGCTCATATATGCACTTAGTTAAAGAAGGTAAAGAAGTTCCTACTTACCAATATGGTAAAGTTAATACTTTATTGACGGAACTTTTATGTGCTAATGGGTCTTGTCCTATATTTTAACCCCTCTTGGGGTAGTATCCCTTGACCGAAAGTACCCGTTTGCATACCGTAAGATCTGCTCTCGGGTCTTTTTCTTTTTTCATTTGCGATTTTTTAGAATCTCCATATATGTATATTCATAATATGCGATCTCTATATCGCATTGAGATTTATAATATCTATTACGCTTCGACATTTTGTCAATAATAAGCGTACTTCCAACACAATTTAATTGAGGAAAAACTAAAAAAAAAAGTATGGTAAACAGAGACTTACTCGCAGAAGCCATTGCCGATGCCAAAGCTGTTAAGGAAACAGCCATCGCCAATGCAAAAGCTGCTTTAGAAGAGGCTTTCGCTCCACGTATGCATGAATTGCTTAAAGCAAAACTAGCTGAAATGGATAAGGAAGAACTTGAAGAAGCAGAAGAAATGGAAGAGGGAGTTGAGGAAATGACTGAAGCTAATGATACTGAAGGGTACGAAGGCCAAATGGGTAAAAAACATTTGGGTACTAAAGAAGTAGATGAAGCTGAAGAAATGAATCTTGACGAGCTCTTAAAAGAATTAGATGAATTAGAAGAGAACATCAACTTAACCGACACAGAAACAACTCCAACCGAACATGGTAACATTGAGGAAGAAGAGGAAAAAGAAGAAGGTGAAGAAAAAGTTGAAGACACAGAAGAGGAAGAGGAAATCGACCTTGAAAACATGTCCGAAGACGATCTCAAAAAATTCATCGAAGATGTAATCGCTGACATGGTTGAAGCCGGTGAATTAGAAGCTGGTGAAGGCGCTGAAGGCGAAGAAGAAATTGAAGGTGAAGAAACTGAAGAAGAAGAAATCACTGAACGTAAAAAGTATGGCGGTAACAAAGGAGACATTCCTGCTGCTAAAAGAGGTAAAATTAAAAAAGATACCGCTGAAGAAGAAGGTATCGAAGATTACAAAAAGAAAATGAAAGAATCTTACGACGTGGAAGAAGGAATTGACGAGATCGTTGGTTCTGGAACCGATTTTGCCCGATTAGCTGATGTATTAGGAACTAGTATTGAAGCCGCTAAGTATTTAGTAACTGCTTTTGGATTATCATTACCTATTATTTTAATGATTATTAAAGTAGGTGGTGAAAAAATTAAATCTTTCTTAAAGAAAGTTGCTGAAAAGAACTCTGTAGCTGAAACTGAAGAAACAAATGAAATGAAAGCTGAATTAGAGGAAGCTTACAAAACTATTTCTACTATCAAAGAAGAATTAGCCGAAGTTAATTTATTCAACGCTAAGTTACTTTACACTAACAAAATCTTCAAAGCTAAAAATTTGAGCGAAGCTCAAAAGGTAAAAGTATTAGCTGCTTTTGATAAAGCTGCTAGTGTTAAAGAAGCCGAATTAGTATTCGAAACCTTGAATGAGGGAATGACTGCTAAGAAAGCTCCTATGAATGAGTCATTAATCCATGGTGGTGCTTCTAAAGCTGCTGGTGTAGCTACTAAGAAACCAATTATGGAAGCCAATGACCAGGTTACAAGATGGCAAAAATTAGCCGGTATTAAATAATTTAAACAAAAAAAAAAACAAAAACAAAAATGTCACAAGTAAAACAATTATTAGAAAGCGCTGCTGGTTCATGGAAGAACTTGCAAAGCGACGCTGCTAGATTAGCCGGTAAATGGGCTAAAACTGGCTTATTGGAAGGCTTAGGTGAGGTTGAAAAAAATAACATGTCTATCTTGTTAGAAAACCAAGCCAAGCAATTAGTAACTGAAACCAACGTAATCTCTTCTGACTCTTACTTTACCTCTGGTACTGAAGGTGAGAACTGGGCTGGTATTGCGTTGCCTTTAGTACGTAAGGTATTCGGTACCATCGTAGCTAAAGAATTCGTTTCAGTTCAACCTATGAACATGCCCTCAGGTCTTGTATTCTTCTTGGATTTCCAATACGGAAACACTAAGAATCCTTTCACTGCTGGTACTTCTTTGTATGGCAATCGTGATACTACTGGTCAGTTCCCCTTCTCTACTCCTGCTCCTGTAGGTGGTTTGTATGGTGGTCCTGAAGGTCGTTTCACTTATGCTACTAACGCATTCACTGCTTCTGGTCTTACTTTAGCTCCAGCTGTGTTGGGTATGGCAAATTGGGATCAATTGAACATGGATTCTGATTTTTCAGCTTCTTTAGATGCTGGTAATATCTACAAAATGGTATTGTCAAGCGCTACTACAAACTTACCTGCTTTTGATATGGACGCCGTTCGTGGTTTTGCCTTACAAGGTACGTTAACTAACATTGAAGAAGTATTAAATCAATTCACTACTTTCAACTATACCGCTAATACTATTACTTTCTATGTAAGCGCTAGTGGTGTACCTACAGCTTCTGTAGTTCTTTACCAAAAGAATGGTAACTATGACAACACTACAAGTGGTGTAACTTCCGGTGAAAACACTGGTTCATTACCTTACTCAGGTCGTGGTGATTTTGAAGCTTCAGGTTCTTTCTCAGTTCCTTCTAACTATTCAAACACTTCTCAGATCGAAATCCCTGAAATCAACGTTAAGATGCAATCTTCACCAATCACAGCTAAGACTAAGAAGTTGAAAGCTGTTTGGACTCCTGAATTTGCTCAAGACTTAGCTGCTTACCAGAACATCGATGCTGAAGCTGAATTGACTAACATCATGAGTGAGTACATTTCAATGGAAATTGATTTGGAAATCTTAGATATGTTGATCGAAGATGCTGCTGCTGCTACTGAGTACTGGTCTGCTATTAGCAACGTAACTATTGATTCAGCTGGTACTTTCGGTACTTCTAGCTACTACAACACTCAGGGTCAGTGGTTCCAAACTTTGGGTACCAAGATCCAGAAAGTATCTAACAAGATTCACCAGTTAACTTTACGTGGTGGTGCAAACTTCTTAGTAACTTCTCCAACTGTAGCTACTATCTTAGAATCAATCCCTGGATTTGCTTCAACTTCTAACGGCGATGCTGCTCAAGAAGAGTACGCTTTCGGTGTACAGAAAGTTGGTACAGTTAACGGTCGTTACAAGGTTTACAAGAACCCATACATGACTGAAAACTTGATCTTGATGGGTTACAAGGGTTCACAATTCTTGGAAACTGGTGCTGTATACGCTCCTTACATTCCATTGATCATGACTCCTTTAGTGTACGATCCTGATACCTTCACTCCAAGAAAAGGCATCATGACTCGTTACGCTAAGAAGATGTTGCGTCCTGAATTCTATGGTAAGGTTTATGTTAATGGTTTGAACACCATCTAATCTTAACTAAAGGATAAACAAAATAAAAGAGCCCCGCGAAAGCGGGGCTTTTTTTATTGGTTTTTTCTACTTACCTAGACCTAGGTAATATGTATAGTAGAACAATAAGTTTAATTAATGTTATAAAAATGAAAGAGACCCCAAGTCAGTTACAATTACAAAGTTATGTAATGAACTTCCCCTTTTCGCTATCAACAGCGGATCCTAACAACATCTGGATGCAAGAGTTAACAGATGAAGAATTAACAATTAATAGACCTAAAGCATATAAGCAATTTATGGACTTGTATAACTTTATGGCTGGTCAATCCTTAGTTCATTTATTACCCTCAGAAGGTAATTATCAAGACCAAGTGTATGTAGCTAATTTAGGTTTACAATTACCTCATATTACGGATTCAAACAAAATCTTATTATCTAATTTTACTTCAGAACCTCGTAAAGGTGAAGAGTGGGCTGGTAAGCACTTTTTTGAAGCTATGGGTTATGATACTCATATTTCTCCACACAAATGGGAAGGTGAAGCCGATATTAAATACCTTTACGATAATGTTTATATTGGAGGTTATGGTATTCGTTCAAATATTAGATCTTACGAGTGGATGGAAGAACAATTTAATATGAATATTATCAAAGTTGCTATGACTGATGAATATTTATATCATTTGGATTGTTCTATTTTCCCATTAAATACCGATCAAACATTAGTTTGTACTGAATTGTATGATCCTGAGGAAATACGCGCTATAGAACAACATACTGAAATTATAGACGTAGATGTTGAGGATGCCTTGGGAGGAATGACTAACTCTGTACGTATGGGAAATATGATTTTATGTGCTTCAAACATTTCAGAACTTAAAAAATCTCATGAATATTATGAAGGTGAAGTTCATAAAATTAAATCATTAGAAAAGATTTGTTCTGATGCAGGTATGGAACCTGTAATATTCAACTTATCAGAATACATGAAATCAGGTGCTATGTTGTCTTGTATGGTAATGCACTTAAATAGAGTTGACCATTCTAAATCTTTACTATAATGGCACAAACATTAAAAGAATGGTTAGGAGGGGAAGTTAAAGAATTACAAAAACTTCCTGTTGGTGATTTATCTAATACTTTCTTTTTTAGAGATCCTATTAGACCCAATTATATAGATTACGAACATTTTTATAGTCCTGCTGACGGAACTATTTTATATCAAAAAGTAGTACAACCTGATGAGGCTGTTGTTGAAATTAAAGGTATGAATTATACCTTAAAAAATGTTATGGGTGATGACGAATATGATAAACCATCTTTAGTGATTGGTATTTTTATGTCATTTTATGATGTTCATATTAACAGAATTCCTTATGGAGGAATATTAAC